CACCAGGGCAGCCGCCGCGTTGGCTGCGTCCGCCGCATCTGCCGCGCCGTCGATGGCGTCCTCAACTCGCTGGGCCGCGGCATTGGCCGTGGCTGCGGCCTGGTTGGCCGCGTCCGTTGCATCGTCCGCATCCCCGGCAGCCAGGATGGCGTCGGCTGCTGCGGCGTCTGCCGCGCTGGCCGATTTATAGGCTTTGTCCGCGGCGCTACGGGCAGCGGCGGCCTGGGCTTCGGCGCTTTCCGCCGCTCCATTGGCTGTACCTGCTGCCTCGTTTGCCGCTTTTTTTGCAGCCTCACATGCGGAGATAGCGGCTTGAAAGTCGCTCAGGTCCGGCAATTCTCCGCTTGGGTCATACACAGTCGATGTAATGCCGGGTCGAACCGTGTACATGAAATACAGCAGATCGATTTTGGCGTCCTCTTTCAGCATCCGCAGAATCACCAGCGTATCCCCGGCCATGGCATAGAATGAACCGGGGAAGGTAACGCTTACCACATTTCCCTCAAGGCTCGCCTCCTCTGAATACGCTGTCGCCCTGTTGTTCAATACGCAATATGCCTGGCAGTCCCACCCTTCCAGCTGCGCATTGACGCCATTGTTTTTCAATGTCAGGCGTATTTCATGCGCATTGGCGTCACCGCACACAAAAACCGCCTTGTTGTCAATCAGCAATGCGCCCCGTGTCAGCTCATGCTCATAGGCGAAAACGGCTTTCAAACCCGATCACCCCCTTTTATGTACGGATGCAGTCATGATCCGGCACCTTCACCGCCGCCGATCGGTATGCCGCTGGAAGCTGCCAGCCTTTTTACCTCCTCAATGAAATCATCAACCCATTTGGCGAATGCCTCCGCTGCTTCGGCCACCTGCTCCGGCTTCGTCAGGTGTACGGTCACGCTGAATCCGCGCCCCGGGCGGATATCCCCGCTGACCATTGCTATCTGTACCGCATTTCCGTTTTCGTCCGTCGTCAGCATGTCGCGGCTGATGCTTTGGCTGTCGCGGATCGTGATCTGTTTGCTCATTGTTCGTCATCCTCCTTTTTGTGTGATTCTCCGATTGGCGTAAGGCGATGCACCACCATAAATGCCTCTGTCAGCGCGAATGCTTCCCCGGCGAGGACCCATACCGCGCATTCCTTCCCGCGCTTCCATGCACAGTCCTGGTCACAGGGGTGTCCCGTCAATGGGCACCGCTTCTCCATGCTTTCGTTCATAGCCTTTTCCTCCATCGTTCTCTAGTTCAGTAGTTTCCGCCTGCAAAGGCGGTGACAAATGTTTTGATATATGCCGTTCCAGATATTCCGGTCATTCGGTCCGGCACGAAGGTCAGCTTGTGCCATCCGCGCACTATGCGCCCGTCGCTGTCCTTCTCCATATACGGCACGGCGTCAAAGTCCTTCGTGTCCGAAATCGCGGCAGGCACCACGTTGTCGCCCAGCTTCACCGTAACCTGCTGCGCCGTGGTCCCATTGAAGATGCCGTATTCAATCGGGTGTGTATGGTCCTCAAACGTCACCACATGGCTGTGTCCGCTGACGTTGATAGTCATGTCGGGAAATCTGAATCCGATGGAAACGCCATGCTTGTGGCTCATTCCGTGCTGGTGCACGCTGATCGTATGCTTATGGCTGTTTAGCGTGTGGCTGTGCGAAGGAACAATGTGGCTATGCCCGCTGATGTTGTGCGTGTGCGACCCGGCGGGGTGCGAATGGCTGCACGTATTGCTGTTCACATCAACGCGCACGTTCAATCCTGGATTGCTGCCATGGTTATGATAGGCGGTTGAATGGCTGTGGCTCGTATCGTCGCTCTCGCCGGTATTACCGTTGCCAGTCCCTGTCGTCAGGCTCCCGCTGCTCTGCGTCGTGATGTCGCCGGACGCACCGGTCCGCCCTGTAGCCGCGTCAGTTTCCGTAGCCAGGTCGCCAAACGGCCCGTCGGTCAAGGTCATATCGTCCCCATAGCCGTCAATGGGGCCGGTCATGTTGACCGTGCTGGCGAATACTTGGGCTGGTATTTCTGCCGTGGCCTGCGTGCCCGCATCGCTGGACCTGGCCTGTCCGCCGCTCGCGCTGGCCGCCTTGGAATACGCCCGGAAGGCCGTTACCCGATATTTGATCTGAAACACGTTGATGCTGGCTGCATTGGCGTCAACGGGTATCCAAACTTCCAGCGGGTTCTGGGCGTCGCAGTTTCCATTGAAGCTGATGGCGTAAATGCAGGTGCTTCCCTGGCTGTACAATTCTGCAATGCGGCTTTTACGTATCAGCCTGGCCGTCTCTGCGACTATATCGCTTTTCTGATTGCTGAATACTAGCCTTGATTTCTGGTCAGCGGCGTACAGATCGGTCTTGCGCACCTCAACCACGCGCTCCTCGATGCTGATGCCGTACTCCAAAACCGGCACCCGCCCCAGCGCCCCGCAGCGGAACCGGTCCAACGGTTCGCCGGTCAGAGCGAAAACATCATCGCCGCTCACCTCCGTTGTCACCTTTGGCGTGCTGCACCCCTCCAGCACGGCCTGCGCCGCCGCCTTCAGCGTCGCCGGATCGGTGATCTTGGTGTCCGGGTAAATGTCCTCGATAATGCCATACATGGCTGTGTTCTTCTCAAGGTAGTCCACACCGCCATTTACGCTTCTGATGGTTAGCTGGTTTACGCCCTCGCCATACCCGCGCGGATACAGCCGGGTACGCAGCTCGCTCCGGTCCACCGTCTGCTTCACGGTCTGAATGTTTCGATTCAGCCGAAGCTCCATGGTCACATGGGTCGGTGCCTTGCGCAGATGCAGCACGAAGGGAAAAACGCTTGTGTCAAATTCCCATTGATAAGCGTCCACAAAAGGCCCCGGCACGCTCAGGATGGCATTGATCAGGTATTCGTTCTCCACGCTGTACTGGTAGGCATAGCTGAAATCGCAGTCCCCCAGCACCCAATATACCTTGCGCTGTTTTGCAAGCAGTTGCGCCAGCACGCTTCGCGTAGTCGTCCCTACCCCGCCAAATTCAAAGTAGCCGGGAATCACCGTATCCCCAAGGGTTGCGAAGGCATGCTCCAGCTTTACCTGCTCCTGTTCCTTTGTTCCCCGCGTCCTGGCCACCTCGTAGGCCCGAAACACCCCCACATCGCCAAAGGCGTCATACAGTTCCACAAACTGCCCATCCTTCACGCTCTCACCCGCCAGCTCCAGCGTGCAGGTTGACAGCGGTGTCAGTTTCAGATCATATCCCGCTTTGGTTGGATGCAGCCTGCCGATTGGCTTCATGTCGAAATCATACAGCTTCGGCAGCGGGATGCCGCTTCTCATATCCAATCCGCATCCCTCCTTACAGCCATTGCTCCCATGCCAGCAGTCTGGCCCTTGCAGCCTGATCTGTCACAATGGTGATTTCGTTGCTCTCACGCTGCCTGATCACCAGATCGTCCGCGCTATCGGCTGTTCGCTTGTCCATCACACTTGTTCCATCCACTTTCAGGGCCAGAAATCCATGGTTGTCGTAGCTGGCTGTAAGCGTCTTGCCATATGCAAGCGTTAAGCCGCGCAGAATGAATGAACCGCCGTTTACGCTTACGCTCAAGCTGCTCATAGCCGCCATGTCGGTATTGGTAATTTCAAATTCCAAAAACGTATGCCGGGCCGTGCCGCGCGGGCGCAGATATGCGGTCGCCGTCTGTCCCGCGGCAGTCGAAACGCTCGTTGCCATAGGGTCAAGCCCGCGCCAATATGGGTCATATGCTGTGAAAACGACATCCACTTCCTCTTTCCAGTCGCGCCCGCTGATATCCGGCAATTCCGTACACTCCACCCGAATCTGCTGGCCGTTCCGATAACCCAGCGTCAGCATTCCGCCACTCTCGGCCCATTCCACCAGCTTGTCGTACATCTCCAGACGTTTCATCTTGTCCCGCTCCCAAAGGACAACATGCACAATGATGCGGCGGGGTTC